TACAGTCACCTCAGCAAGATTCAGATGCGCAATCTTGTGAAGTTTTGCGAAGCAGTGATCAATGACTGCGGTGCGTATGTGCAGATCAAGAAAGTGGAACGCAAGCCACGCAAAGTCAAAGCAGTGCCACCAGAGAAACGTGCCGCAAAGTTTAAGGTGCTGATGGAATTTGCCGAACTCAAACTCAAGGGCCTGCCAGCCGCAAGTCTTGTGGACAAAGCAGAAGCCTGGTTGTATGACACCAAAAAGCGCAAGTTGATCCACCTTGTGGCTGACAGCCATACACAGGCATTCACTGTAAAAAGCAACAGCATCATTGGTTTCAGCACCATTGAAACCATGCAAAAAACTGTGCGCAAGCCAGCAGATGTTGTGAAGGCTGTGCAAGCGGCAGGCAAGCCGGCAGCACGTAAGATCTACAAGGACTTGACCACTACAGAAACCCCGTTCAACGGACGCGGAACTGAGAACCTGGTCATACTCAAAGCCTGGTAAATACAGGGACTTGGAGTCCCACATGCCAGAACAGCAACAACAATCACTGCCCACCCTGAAGCAAAACTTGATAGAGTATGTCAAGCTTCAGTTGGGCGGTGATATCATTGACCTAGAACTAGACCCCTCACACTACGAAGCGGCTTACCAAAAAACCATTGGCACTTATCGCCAACGAGCCAACAATGCCTATGAAGAAAGCTACAGCTTCATGCAGTTGGTTACAGACGTTAACATTTACGAACTGCCACAAGAAGTAATTTCAGTGCGCCAAATTTTTCGCAGAACATTTGGCGACAGCTCGGGCCCATTTGCATCAAACTTTGATCCGTTTGCACAGGCCTCAATCAACGTTTACCTCATGAACTTCAATGTGGCAGGTGGACTGGCCACCTACGACTTCTACAGTCAGTACATTGAACTGGCAGGGCGCATGTTTGGTGCCTACATGAACTACACTTGGAATCCTGTAACAAAGAAACTGCAATTGATCCGTGATCCCAAAGGATCAGGAGAAACTGTGTTGTTGTGGACCTACAATTTGAAACCCGAAATCAACCTGCTGAGTGATCATCAAATACAGCAATGGATCAAGGACTACATGGTGGCCAACTGTAAAATGATCATTGGCGAAGCACGTGAGAAATTTGGCACTATCGCCGGACCGCAAGGCGGCGGCACTCTAAATGGCACTGCCATGAAATCAGAAGCACAAACTCAAATGGACGGCTTGATCGAACAACTCAAAATGTATGTTGATGGAAGTCAGCCACTTACCTGGGTTATTGGTTAAACTCGCAACACTTCTACGTAAAATTGTGTTATAATCCTTGTACACAAGTACCAGGAGAATCAAAATCGACTTAATGATCGACATTGAAGGTTTGGCCACAGGCCCTGAAGCAACAATTTTAACCATTGCGGCTCAGGCGTTTGATCCTCTTGGTACCGGCTATTACCAGCAACAGTACTATGCCAGAGTAGATCTTGAAAGCCAGGAAAACCGTACCATTGAACAAGGCACTATAAACTGGTGGGCCACTCAAGGCGCCGCACAAGACGAAGCCTTTGCAGAAGATGGGCGCATACCACTAGATCAGGCCTTGGATGAACTGCACCGGCTGTGCTGGAAGTCAAATCGCATTTGGATGAATGGTCCCACATACGATGCCAACATACTTGAGCATGCCTACAAGAGTTACGGCAAACCGCTACCATGGCAATATTATAAGATCCGTGATGCACGAACGGTATATAGTTTGTACCCAGGGTTGCCCAAGCCAGCCACCAGCCATCATGCGCTGGAAGATTGTCGCAGACAGATTGACATGTTGCAAGCAACCTTGACTCATTTAAACATCAAGGAACTGGCATGATTATTGGCGTTTGTGGATTTATTGGCTCAGGCAAAGATACTGTTGCGGACTATCTTGTGAATTTGCATCATTTTCGTAGAGAAAGTTTTGCCAACACACTGAAAGATGCTGTGAGCGCAGTGTTTGGCTGGGATCGAACCATGCTGGAAGGACGTACCAAACAAGCCCGTGAATGGCGCGAACAGCAAGACAATTGGTGGACCGATCGATTAGGTATAGTAATTACTCCTCGTTGGGTTTTGCAAAACTGGGGTACTGAAGTATGCCGCAATGGATTCCATGATGATATCTGGATTGCCAGTTTGGAAAACAAACTGCGCCACAGCCGTGACAATGTTGTCATAAGCGACTGTAGATTTCCCAACGAAATTGCCGCTATTAAAAAAGCCGGCGGCCGTGTGGTGCGTGTGGTGCGTGGTGCTGAACCCGAGTGGTACGATGCGGCTGTGAGCCGCAACCGTGGTCCCGATGGCAATATCAATTGGGCACTCAGCGGACGAAGGCTCGAGCAATTAGGAGTTCATGCATCAGAAACTGCTTGGGTAGGCACTGAATTTGATGCTGTGCTGGACAACAATGGCACACCGGATGATCTGTATCAGCAGATCATGCATCTGGTTCAAGATCGCCCGCCCTCCAAGTAACTTCAGTACGGGCAATTTCTTCCACACAATTACGGCACACTGTGCGTAGATTTCTCAATGAGGTATTGTTGAGATCACCATCCACGTGATACACCAACAACTGACTGGCAATTCTTGCTTTGAACCCGCATCTATCACATGCGGGTTTTTTCTTGTATCCTGCGGATTTCCACCGTGGTTCTCTGGGTTTGATGCCACGTCCTCGACGCTGGCAAGTCTCACATCTTGAACGATAATGCGTGACGTCCTCTCGGATGTAGTTTACGGCACAAGGGCGTTGATTGCAGGCTTTGCAGATAGGTCTCATGAGGTATTTATAGGTTGGACCTTGGCCAAAGGGCAGTGTAAACTGGGTTTTTTTAGGTATGCCAATAAATATCAATAACTTGAAAAGGAACCAACCATGGCACTAGTATCACCAGGCGTAGAAGTACAAGTAATCGACGAGAGTCAATATATCCCTTCCGCTGTAAACACAGTACCCTATTTTTTAATCGCCACAGCACAGAACAAAGCTGATGCTGCCGGTGTAGGCGTTGCAGCCGGTACAACTGCTGCCAATGCAAACAAAACGTATCTCATTACCAGTCAGCGTGATTTGGCAGCCACATTTGGTGTGCCATTCTTTTACAACACCACAACTGGTACACCAATCAATGGTTACGAGCTCAATGAGTATGGCTTGCTGGCAGCATACTCAGCATTGGGTGTTACAAATCGTGCCTATATTCAACGTGTTGATATTGACTTGACAGAATTGTCCGCAAGTTTAAGCCGCCCTACTGGCAATGCCAACAACGGCACATACTGGTTGGATACTAGCACCAGCCTTTGGGGTATTTTTGAATGGGATCAAGCGGCTGCAACATTTACCAATTATGTGCCCACTGTTATTACTGATACCGCAGATGTAGTCAATTATGCAGGCGGCGACTACACTCCACTTACTACAATTGGCAGTATTGGCGATTATGCGGTGAGTGCTGTGAGTTTGAACAATCAGAATTATTACAAACGTGGCGGTCCTACTGCCAGTCAAACCACTGCCACTGCTTTGAGCAATCTTTACAACACCTGGGTTTTAATTGGCAGCGATAATTGGAAAACATCATGGCCTACATTGCAAGGCACAAACTCAGTGACCACAACATTGACTGTGGGCGCCAACATGTATATCAATGGTACACTGGCCACAGTCAGCGCAACCAACACAGTGGCAGGATTTGCCGCGGTGATTAACACATTGGCTATTCCAGGTGTTACTGCTGCCACAATCAGCAACAAGTTGACATTGTATGCAACCAGCGCTGCTTCTAATGACGGATCCACAGACAGTGGCGGCGTGATCAGTATTCAAGCTGGAACAATTGGCGGCGCAGCACTGCTGACACAACTGGGTATCACCGCAACGGAATACCGTGCCCCAAATTATTTTCCAGGATACAGCTATCAAGCCCCCCGTTGGAGAACTACAGACACTGATCCGGCACCCACAGGTTCTGTTTGGCAAAATATCAGCACTGTCAGCAACGGCATGAGCATTAAAGTTAAAAAATACGATGCAGCCTTGGATGCATGGGTAGCACAAACTTCTAACGTGTACTCAGATGACGTTGCTGCAAATTATGCGCTGGATGTTACAGGTGGTGGTAAAAATATCCCTGTAGGAACCACCTATGTTGAATACAATTCTCAATTGTACAATACTGCACCAAACAGCAATGCTACGTTTTTGTTGTTGGAAAGAATTGCCCTGGGTGCTACTATAGTCACGGGCACTACTACTCCAGGACAAAACGGTGATCCGTTGTTTATAGCAAGCAGTACTTTTGTAATAGCAGCGTCAGAAGCAGGTTCAACAACCCTTAACACTGCTACAGTTACTTTAACTACAACCACAGTAGCTGGATTCATTGCAGACGTTAGTGCCGCCAATATTCCTTATGTTAGTGCCAGTGTCAACAGTGCAGGCAACATTGTGTTTACTCACAGTCAAGGTGGAACAATCTTGCTGGATGAAACATTGAACACTCCTGTAACCAGAGCAGGTTTTACTACTAGCACAGAAAAAGTTCGTCTTGATCAGGTAGCTGGATTTTTGGTATTGAGCAATTGGGTCACAGCAGATTTATTCTCTTACACTGCCAGCGACACTGCGCCAGACCAAGATCCAGTCAATGGCAAACTGTGGTATTACAGTGCAGTTGACCAAGTGGACATCATGATTCAAAACAACGGTTCTTGGGTAGGCTATCAAACAGTGACCAATGATACTCGTGGTTTTGACTTGACCTTGTGCAATGCTTCTGGACCTATTGTGGCTGCAAGCGCACCTACCACACAAAACGACACAGCGTTGAGTCCATTGCAGTATGGCGATTTGTGGATTGACAGCAGTGATTTGGAAAACTATCCATTGCTGTATCGTTGGGAACAAGTCAGCGGAGTAGCCCAATGGGTAGCAGTTGACACCACAGATCAAATCACTAGCAATGGTATTTTGTTTGCAGATGCACGTTGGGCCGGCAATGGCACAACAGATCCTGTGGCAGATCCACTGCCAAACATTGTAGATTTGCTGACCAGTAATTATTTAGATTTAGACGCACCTGATTCTGCGCTGTATCCACAAGGTATGTTGCTATTCAACACACGCCGTTCAGGTTACAATGTCAAGAGCTTCCAATCAAATTATTTGACTCAAGCCAACTTCCCTGACCAGGCTAGTTATCCAACAGTGACCAGCACATGGCTCACAGCAAGTGGTAACAAAGACAATGGTAGCATGTATGCAGGCCGTCAGGCACAGCGTAAATTGATTGTGGCTGCAATGAAGTCGGGCATTGACACCAGTCTAGCCGCAAGAGAAGAACAGAATCAATTTAATTTGATTGCTGCTCCTGGTTATCCTGAACTGGCAGTGAACATGGTTGCACTCAGCAATGAGCGGGCTAACACACTGTTTGTAGTAGGCGATACTCCCATGCGCTTGGCTGCAAATGGTACCGATCTTGCAACTTATGCAACAGACAACGGCGGCCTAGGATTACCAACTGAAGATGGACTCACAATTGGCTCAGCATACGCCGCTGTGTTCTATCCCAGCTGTCAGACCACAGACTTGAGTGGCAATACAGTTGTTGCTCCGCCCACACACATGATGGTACGCACAATTCTGCGCAGCGATGCTGTGAGTTACCCATGGTTGGCACCTGCCGGTACACGTCGAGGCGTGATCGACAATGCCAGCGCGATTGGTTACATTGAATCCACAACTGGCGAGTTCCAACAAATTGCTGTGGGACAAGGCCTGCGTGATGTACTGTATCAAAACAACATCAATCCAATCACCTTTATCCCAGGCATTGGTATCACCAACTTTGGTAACAAAACACGTCAAGGTGCCACCACAGCCCTGGATCGCATCAACGTTGCACGACTGATCTGCTTCTTGCGCGGACGCCTGGAAGAAATTGGAAAACTGTACTTGTTTGAACCCAATGATCAAATTACCCGCAACGAAATCACCAACACTGTGAACAGTTTGATGATTGACTTGATTGCCAAACGTGCCATCTATGACTATTTGGTAGTGTGCGATTTGAGCAACAATACTCCTGCACGTATTGACCGCAATGAACTATGGGTTGACGTTGCTATTGAACCAGTCAAAGCAGTTGAATTTATCTACATTCCCCTGCGCATCAAGAACACTGGAGAAATTTCAGGACTTAATGCTTGATCAAAAATGACCGGCTTCGGCCGGTCATTGAATTAGGTAAATAAAAACAACAGGAGATATAACAAATGGCAGTTTCATCACTACAGAGAATGACAGTACCCTTGGCCAGCGATCAAAGCTCGCCAACCCAAGGTCTGTTGATGCCCAAACTCAAATATCGCTTTAGAGTGATGTTTGAAAATCTTGGTGTGAGCACACCAAGAACAGAATTGACCAAACAAGTTGTGAGTTTTGCTCGTCCCAATTTGACCTTTGAAGAAATTGCATTGCCAATTTACAACTCAACCTTGAAACTGGCCGGCCGTCATGCCTGGGCTGACACCACATGCAGTCTGCGTGATGATGCATCTGGTCAAGTCAGTAGATTGATTGGCGAACAGTTGCAGAAACAAATGGACTTCTTGGAAATGAGTTCGGCTGCGTCTGGCATTGATTACAAATTTTTGACCAAAGTTGAAATCCTTGATGGTGGCAACGGTGCCAACACACCGGTTGTGCTAGAAACATGGGAACTGTATGGTTGCTATTTGAAAGCTGCCAATTACGGCGATTTGAATTATGGCACCAACGAAGCTGCCACAATTGAATTGACCATTGCTTACGACAACGCCAACCAAACACCTGAAGGCACTGGTGTCGGTACCGCAATTGGTAGAACTATAGGCGACGTGGTCACCGGCGCAGGCGTCTAAACATGTCGTCATTCGGCCAAGACTTCCTTAAAGGGTTCTTAGGCAACAACAGCTTGCGTGATTACACTCACGCAAGCAAAACGTTTACTACCAACGCCTACGAACTAAAACCCAGATTCAAGTTTCTCTTTCACGTTAGTTTCACACTCAACGTGCAAGAGATTCCTTATCTCCGTGGTGCATTTGGCAACGATGACATAATGAATTTGAGTCTAGCGGTAAAAACTGTAGACTTGCCCAAGTACAATATTGATACCGAAACACTGAATCAATACAATCGCAAACGTATCATACAAAAGCGAATCAATTACGACCCAGTGAATTTAACATTTCACGACACCAGCGATGACTTGGTTCGCAAAATGTGGTATCTCTACATGAGTTATTACTACAAGGATCCCACACAGAGATATCTTGATCCCAACAATACCAACGGTGCCAATGGTGCCAGTGCCAATGCACAACGAGGATTTGGCTACAACGATCGTGACATCTATGCAGTACAACGAGTAGGCAACGTCAACGACTGGGGCTATATTGGTGAAAGCTTCAATGATGGCGGATCATCATTGAGCACTGGTAAACCACCATTTTTCCGTGACATTAGAATTTATGGCATGGATCAGCACAAGTTTGCCGAGTATGTGTTGATCAATCCCTTGATCACAAACTGGAGTCATGATCAGTATGATTATACTCAAGGTGCCGGTATCATGCAAAACTCAATGACCATTGCCTACGAGACTGTGAAATACTATTCGGGTGCAATAGCCCGACCCAGTCCGGGCGGCGACCCCAATGTGCAAGGATTTGCCACAGATGCACACTATGACAAAACACTCAGTCCTATTTCAAGACCCGGCGGCAACGCCACAGTGTTCGGTCAAGGCGGTCTGTTGGAAACTGGTGCAGGCATCATTGGCGACTTGCAAAGCGGCAGTGTGTTGGGGCTTATTGGTGCCGCACAAAAAGCAGGCCGACTCAATCAAACATTCAAGGGTAAAAATCTTGCTGCTATCGCCAAGAGCGAAGCAACAGCACTGGGTACAAATACTCTAATTCAAGGATTACCTGCTGCCACACGAGCAGTGACCAATCGAGCAGATGGGTGGTTGTTTCCCAAACAATCAACTACCCCATCTACAAATACCACTGACCAACGAACAACAACTCAGAAGCTAATTGAATTAAGAAGACCAGGATCATGAGCACTGTAAATTATTCCAACCCTAATATAGATTTGACTGTACGAGTGTATGATCAATTTTATGACTACGACGTAAACGTACCTGCTGCTGAGTATGACGTTGTACACAGTTATTTTTTAAAAACCATGACTACCAAACAAGCGGCTGGAAATTTTACAGTGAGTTTGTTCAGGGTAGCAGAAAATACCGGTATACCAGCACTGACCTTGCTGAAAGAATTTCAAGGCACAGGCGGATCAAATCTCAATGCTAATCTGGCATATTATCTCAATGCTATCCGCAGTAGAGCCACATTGTTGGGTGTTGGTGTTCCTGTGGTACCTAATTTTTATCAGGCTAGAAACGTACTGACATGAGTCACTGGGCACAAGGACCTTACACTGTGATCAACACAGCCAAGTATGTGGGCAACGGCACACCACGATACAGATCTGGTTGGGAACTGAGCTTTATGAAGTTTTGCGACACCAATGACAATGTGTTGCAGTGGGCATCAGAAAGCATTGCTATACCCTATCGTCATCCACTCACAGGCAAAATGACACAGTACATTCCAGATTTCTTGATCACTTATCGCACAAGAGACAACACAGTCAAGGCCGAGCTGATTGAAATCAAACCCAAAAAGCAGAGTGTGATAGAATCAAAAATGAGCAACAAGGACCGTGCTATAGTAGCAATCAACTACTGCAAATGGGACGCCGCAACCAAATGGGCCAGAAAAAACGGCCTGACTTTTAGAGTTATCACCGAGAACGATATGTTTCACAACGGCCGAGCTTGACCCATAAATAGGGCATGACCCGTAAACTCGAAGAACTTTTTGAATTGCCCCTATCTGAAGATGCACCAGCTGCTGATGCTGGCACACCCCCTACAGAAGACCTACGCAGCCAATTACAAACCCTAGACGAAAACATAGACAAAATTGATCAAGCCTTGCCCGGTGTGCGTGGGCTAGAAGCCAATGACGCGGAAATGGATGGCCTGGCTGAACTGGCCAAAAGCAGTTACAATGATCTCATGGATCTGGGCATGCAAGTAGACAGTCGTTTTGCCAGCGAAATATTTTCAGTGGCCAGCAACATGTTGGGACATGCTATCACAGCAAAAACAGCCAAGATGGACAAGAAGCTAAAAATGATTGACCTGCAGTTGAAGAAGATGCGCCTGGATCAACAACAAAGTGTACTAGACGCCAAAGCAGCAGATGCCGGTGGAGGTGAAGCCATGCAAACAGCACAGGGCATGGTGTTGAGTCGTAATGATCTGTTGGAACGATTGCTCAGCAAAGATCAAAAAGATAAAAAAGAATAAATATGTTACAGGAACCTGATATGAAAAATTTTGCCCATTACCTCGCCGAAAGCGAACGTACCTACAACTATCGTATCAAAAT